TGATGGTTGATGCAGAGGTCAGTGTCAGACCATGCGCCATCGTGCCGGGGTGGGCAATCAGTACCCGAGGGTCGCTCTGCTTTTGGAAGTCGTCAAAAATCTTGTTGCGCTTCCCAGCGGAAACTGCACCGTTGACCACGCCCACCGTCCAGTGCTTGCTCAGTTCTTTCTCCAGCATGTGCAGGGTTCCTGTCAGTGGTACAAACAGGATCACCTTCTCGCCAGCTTCCTCGATTAGCTCCTTTACCAAGTTGATCCGTGGGGAACAGTCAAGCAGGATGTTCTGCCCGTCATCGCCATACGCCACGCCGCAAGCGATCTGCACAAGTTTCTGAATCTTCACTGCTTCGTTGACCGCCGTGATGGTTCCGAACGTCGCACGTTCCGCTGCCATCTCAGTCACGAAGTGGCGCAGCATCTGCGTGTAGTGCTTCTTCTGGTCAGCAGTCAGTTCCACCTGCCGAGTCTGGATGATCGTGTCGGGCAAGTCGAAGCACTCGTCCCGTGTGTAACGCACAGCAGGTTGCAGGATGTGCTTCACGATGTCCACTGACTCGGGCCGGGGCACGAACTTCCATTGGCCGATCTTCATCATCACCTGTTCGCGGAATGCGGTGTACGTCTTGGTGCAGTATGGTGAACCCACCAGCTTGGCAAGTGCCCACGCATCAGTCGGGTCGTTGGGCGTAGGCGTCCCGGTCATCATCCACAAACGTACTTGCGGATTGTTGTCAATCCAACGGCGGAAAATCTTGAACCGCTGTGTCGACGGGTTGCGCAACACTGCCGCCTCATCCACGATCACCAGATCGAACATGTCGTGGCAGTGATCTCTGATGATGGCAAAGCCTTCATGGTTGACGATGTAGAAGTCAGCCTCGGTCTTCAACAGCTTCCTTCGTTTCTCAGCAGTGCCGTACAGCACCACGAACTTGCGATGCACAAGGCCGGTGAATATACCGTCGCCCCACACGCGCTCCAACGTACTGAGCGGTGACAGGATGAGCACCTTCTTGGCCTTCTTGGTCTTGATCAGGTAGTCCGCTGCCCACAACGCACTCTGAGTCTTGCCGGTGCCGATCTCGTTGAGCACCAAGCAGCGGTGATTGAGCGTCAGGAACGCAGAAGTCTCACGCTGGTGGTCGAACGGGGTGAACTGCCCCGGCCAGTTGTAGTAGTGCAGGATGGGACTGGGAGCCTTGATCCCAAGGTTGCGCAAAACCTTGACCTCATCCAGACGATGCGGTGTGATCACGATCTGGGTGCCACGTACCAACATAGCCTTGGCCGTGGCGATTGCATCCAGCACCCTGTTCGGGTTGTTCAACTTGAGGGCCAGAGCTTTGGCCTTCTCGACTACCAACATGTCACATCACCTTGTCTTGTATGTATCGTTCCAACTCGGCGCAGGAGTCCACGTCGTACACGAGGAACCAACGCCCACCAGCAGCTTGAATCTCACCGCCGCAAATCTTCTGCAACTCAGTGGGCTTCTTGGTCTTGTCAGCCTTGACCTCGATACCCACGAACCCACCATTCACGATGCTGATGATGTCGGGGATACCAGCGCGGCCCATGCCGTTCGCTGCGGGGAAGAAGTACCAGAGCTTGTACTTCTTCAGAATCTTCGCCACCACCTGCTTCACTTTCCCTTCCGGTGTCAGTGCGCTCATTGTAGCACCTCGCTTTACAGTTGTGTCAAGTTTATTTTGTAAGGTTAAACCCTAGCATAGTCACAGTCGTGACGGCATGGGCAGAACCGGCATAGGCCAGAGGGGCGGGCGGGCCAATTGGCATGGTCATAGGCGTCGTGGATGCGCTGGATGCGCTTCATAATCTCAGCCCAGATCGCGTTCATATTTACACGAGTGTACTGCTCGGTATCCATCTCCATCGTCTTGAGCCACACGAGTGAGGTCTTTACCCGCTGCACATCCGGGAAGTGCTTGAACACCTGCGCTGCGAACATCTGCATCTGGAACTGGTCGGCGTTGCGCTTACCTGTCTTCCAGTCCATGACCACAGCGTCGTTGCCGACGACGACGAGTATGTCAAGTTTGCTGCGCAGCCATGCGTCAGCGTCCCACCAACCTGTTGGTGTAAGATTCTCCGTGAGTACCAGTTCGTGCTCGATGTGCAGGGTGCCCCGCCTTGCCAGCTTCTCCACCGATACGCACAGGGGTTCGTACTGCGCAATCTCTGCGTTAAATCCCAACCCCTTCAGTCGGTTTTCGAGGAACGCATGAATACGTTCTCCGTGCTTTGACGCTTCGCCACCCTCGTCAACGACTTCCTTCTTGATGCGCTGGCGGTAGTACCGCAACGGGCAGTTCTCGAACAACTTGATCGACGAATATGAGTGGCTTAGGCGCATGGCAGTGTGCCCCGCAGGGACTACCTGCGAGGGAAATGTATGTTGGAACCGCCAGTGTACATCACGGAGAAACCCTGTCAATCGGTCGTCATGCGGGAGATGCAGTCGTGCTTTGCCACCTCCAGTACAGCGATCAGCTTCATCATGTCGGCGATCCCAGTCGAGAAGCGGTGGTAGTCCTTGCCGATCTTCACGAAAGCCAGCAGTTCAGTGGCATCTTCACTTGCCTCAACCTGTTGCATGATGTGCTTCAACAAGTCGATGGTGTCTTCAGTGTTCATTTCGTTGCCTCCAGTGCTGCGCGAATAATTGGTGTGGTTCTTTGGCTAATTTCATATGCGCTGCCCCCCATACCGATACCGATAAAAACATCTTGCAGCGCCTCCCGCAGCCTCACGTTCACGCACCCCGCCTTGACGCAAGTTGGGCCACAAGAGTGAACGTCGTTTACCAATGCGTCCCGCTCGGCTGTAATGTCCGCAAGCTCGGCAGCGTGGTACTGCTTCGCCCGGTCTGATTCGGCGCGTAGCTTGTCGATCAAGTCCGCAGCGTGCCAAGCGTAGTTTGTCCCTGCCTTCACGTACAGTCGGCGCAGCCGTGTTGTGATGTCGGTCATTCAAATGTCCCTCCGTTCTGCGCCCATATCGACGCTTTGTTTGCCATAAAAAATGCCTCTGAACAAGTCAGTCGGGACGATCTGATGTAGAGATTGCCATCAGCGTCATACCCGCAGATTAAAACGTCCGTCAGATGGTTTGCCTCCGCATCTACCAGCGCAGACTCAAGCGCCTGCTGTGCAGTCATTGTTGTCGTCGGCGGTAGCCGAATGAGGTTGGTCATGCTGCGCCCCACCCGTCTTTGTATCCGCGCCGGTATTCGCCGCCAAGCGCATCTGTAAGCGCCTTCACCTGCTCCCGCAGCCTCACGTTCACGCACCCTGCTTTAGCGCAGTCGGGGTGGCAGGAGTGAACGTCGTTTACCAAGGCTTTCCTCTCGGCACGCAAACATTCAATCAAGTCTGCCGCCTCCTGCACATAATTTGCGCCTTCGCTCACGTAGATGCTACGTAGTCTTTCAGTGATGTCTGTCATAGCTTTCCTTGATGTTTTATCCTGCCCACGCCCGGCTCAAAATACCGTGGCGACTCTGGGTACGGTGGGCAGGCTTCCATGTGCCAAGTCCACCAAAATTGTTTCCTTCGTTTTCGCAGCTTCATTTTTGCCCCAATGCTGCTCGTACCGCAGGCAACGCCTGTGCTGCCCGTCGCTCACACCATGCGAGATCGTCGCCCGGTTCGCGATCGGAATCTCCGATGTCCGCGAGAGCCGCTTCCGCTGTTTTTAGCGCCGCTCTTGCCATCCGAGCAAGCCGATAAATTGCCTCTGGGCTGTCCAAAAACTCATCAGCGGCAGCGGCACCCTCGACTACCTCCCGCAGCGCAGCACAATCAGCAGCAGAAACAAGTGTTCGCGTTTCATATGGGCCTTTAATTGTTGTATCAGGGTATCCGTCATACCAATCTGAACAACCAAACGCACGAAATTGGTGTATCGGTTTCGTTTGCAGCACAGGCGGTGGGGCGGCTATTTCCCGCAGCGCAGCGTTGTCCGAAGCAGATACAGCAGCGGCGTAATCAATAGCGGCGTCCAGCCGGCAGACGGTTACAGTGCCGAGATCC